GCGTTAATTCGTGCACCAGTCAGTTGAGGTATTGCGGTGTGAGCAGCCAAAGTTTGTTGAGCAAAAAGAGTGAAACCATCTGAGGCAACAGCAGCAGCAGTATTATCACCACCAGGGTTGTAGTTAAGATTCCAGTCATCAATCAGACCAAAGAACACAGCTGAACCGTTAGATTTAACACGGATTTCACGGTGGGGAACAATCTGCCCAGCGTAAGGACTTGAAGCGTTCAACGGATCAAACACTCTTGTCGTGTTATCAAACAAAACTTCTAAACCACCAGCATTATATTTATCTAGTTCACGTGAACGACCACGATTAGAGTTAATGCTCACAACATAACTTGTCACATCATAAAATAATGTTCCACCCAAGGTATAACTTGTGTTATCCAAAAGACCTTGAACAGGGTCATCAAGTGTAAAGAACGGCCCACCAGCAGAACTTAAATCAAAACCAATCTCAACCGTTTTAGTTGGTAAACCCATTTACGCTCTCGCAAATACTTGACCAGAAGTACGCTCAAACTTTTTGATAGCCTCAACAATTTGTGCACCAACTTGTGCACCATTAGTTCCCACACCAGCGTTAACAACAATGTTAAAAGTTTGACCCATACCACCGTTCCTGCCTGACAACGGAATCACAGCTTCAGGGCCAGCCTCACCAATAATTGCGTTCGTAGCACCCAAAACAATTCCGCCATTAGCAAACCGTCTAGCGTTAGCCATTGCCTGATATCTTGCTGCTGAAGCCTGAGCAACAGGGTCATTTAATATTTTGTTAACTTCGGCTTGAGTCAAAGACGTACCAGGAATAGTTTTAGGAACAGGTGTCTTAAAAATTGTTGCAACAGGTGTATCAGTTGTAGTTACTGCTGCTGCTGCCTTACTTGCTGGAGCAGTTAAACTTGCACGCAACCTATCCAACTCGGATTGTGCTGCTGCCAAAGAAGCCTTAATGCCATCAACCAAAGCATTACCCTGATCCACACCTTGCTGATAAAAAGTTTGCGCACCAAGACGACCAACAGTATCCGCAACAAGATTCACAGAATCAAGTAAAGTATTTATTTGTTTGACAACAGTTGTGCCACCAGCAATCAACTGGTCAGCAATCAAAGACCCAGCATCAAAACCTGCGTTTAATAACTCTCTAATACCAGCTTCAGATAAGCCCAAAACAATAAGTTGTTTTACCTTGTCAGCAAAACTTGTGGCATCCTGCGCTTGTTTTGTGATTGCCTCAATAAAGTTTTCAGTTTCAATGGCTTTACCAAAATCAATAACATCAGTCACAGAACTTGAAATTGTGCTATTCAAATCCTCAAACTTGTTTGTTACTGAACTCAAAGAGTTTTCAGCAGAAGATAAAGAGGTTTGTAAATTATTAACAATAGTGTCTTGAAGTTTAATGTTTGCATCAATAACAGCCTTTTGGGCATCACTCAAACCCTTAACTGCTTTAGTTGCTTTTTCAATCGTAGGTAGTGTTTTATCAGTAGCAGATTTGACACCATAAAGTTTTTCAGCCATCAACTGATATCTATCAGCTGAATTTTGAGTTGCTAAATCATTTGCTTTTGTTTCTTTACCAAGTTTAGATACTGCTTGCGCATATGCGGTCATTGGCATCAAATCCAACATTAACTTTGCAACATTGCCTAAAGCCTGCAAGAAACGAAGCAAAACTGGATGATTGTCCAAGAAAGTTGAAGTTAACTCTTTTATACTTTTTATTGTTAAAGCTGTACCAATAATGAAATCAGATATTGTGTTAGCAGTTTTGATTAACAAATCGCCAAACGCTGACCCAGCCCCACCTGAACCACTAAAAGATTCAAAAGCCCTAATCAAACCAAAACCAATTATTTCTCTTGCTTCATCTGCCTTAGTAGCCAAAATTGCCATCTGACCAGCAAAAGTTGCAGCAGCAGCAGCAGCCTGACCAGAGAACTTATTAGTTAAAATTCCTGTAATTAAATCTAAATCTTTTGTAGCAAGGATAGATTTATCTAAACCGACACCTAAACGTTGTAATGCGGTGTACTGCCCCCCCGCTGCTTTTGCAAGAGCCGTTGTCACACTTTCTAAATCTTTACCTGTGCCCGCTGAAACATCTAATGCAAGAGTTAAAAGTTTTTGTGATTTTTCAACATCACCAGTAGAGAGAACAAGTCTGTTTAGTGCGGGTCTTAACTGATCGTCAAGCACGCCAGTTGAAAATTGTGTTGTTTGAATAAAACTGCGCAAACCATTGATTTGTTGACTTGTTGCATTAGAGGTATTTCTAATAGATTTTTCAAGTTGAACCTGAGCTTTTGCATCATCCGCAGCACCCTTAATGCTTGAAGCAAAAAAAGATACAAGTTGTTTAGCAGCAAAAACACTAACTAAAGATTTACCTAAAGCCTTAACAGTATTATCAAAACCGCTTAAACTCTTTTTAGCGTCATTGACACCTTTAGCGTTGTACTGACTGACAATCGGAATGTTAATGGCCACAATAAATCCTTAATTCTTTGGTATAAATTCGAGAGTTCTATTCTTAATTTTAGAGTATCTTTCTAAAGTCTTATTTGCGGAATCAATAATTTGTGGCAAATATCGTATTGCGGCAGGCCAAACATATCTTGCGGGAAACCCAGGCAAATTTGCAATCATAGCCCGACCAGATTTTGTTACACCTTGGCTTCTAGAACCAGCAAAATCAACCATTTCGACAGCAGCATTAGTGGTTTTGACACTCAACAAACTTGTATAGCCCCTACGTTTTCTCATATTGATTCTTGCTGTTACACGAATAGGTTTACCCCAACCAAGACGACCATTGTTATTCATACCTGAAAGTGGGGCTTCAATAGGAATACGAGCCTTAATAATGTTGTACAAAGGTTTGACATCTTGAATTAAATCTTTACGCAACTGACGATACAACTCAGGCTCAATTTGTTTAAGTTCTTTAATCATTTCGTTAACACCAGCAATGCCTCTGATTTGCACTTCAGCTGTCAATTGGACTTTCTCCCACTCGTAGAACGCCAACGCAGATACATCCCTAATGTAAAAAGCATACGGTCAGACTCTTGTAAAAGCAAAGAGGGAGCAATCCCAGTTTCACAAGCTAAATAAGCAATATACCAATGCTCAGAGAACTCTCCGAGCGGTGTTATTTTGGGTCGTTGTCGCTAACCTGAATTTCGTCAACTTCATCAAGCCAGTTGTCAAATTCTTTTTTAGTTGCATTAGTTCTTTTCTCACTATGCCAAGCAAGGAAAAGCAGATCAGTAAGTTTGAACTCTGATTCAAGTTTTGCTACTGACCTGCTGTATTTTTCCTCAAAGGCAACTAAGTCTCTAGCTGAACAAATGACTTCTTTAGAATTACCATCATTGTAATTCACGCGCAGGTTGATTTTCATTTTTATCCTTTGTTATTAAGCTGTTGCTCTTGTAACTGAACCGCTAACTGGCCAGGTGACAGAAAGGGTAGCTAAATCCCCGACTGCACTCTGGAAAGGAGAATAAGAAGTAACTAAAGCTGAAACGGTATATGAGGGATTTGTTGCTGTCACAGTACCACTTGTAGGTTTAATTACTACTGTTGAAATTGATCCTAGTAAAGGATGAAGTGTTGCATCAACTGAACTTGCTGCAAAATCTTGCATAAAGTTAAGTGTTAAAGATGCTTGTTTTAAGCCACCGATTCTGGTTCTAAAAGTTGAACCGAAAGCGGTTGTTTCTAAATTGTCAGCTTCCTCAGTTAATTCAACTGAGTTAATGGAATTAGAAAAATCTACTCCGCCAATGCTAACAAAATAGTCGACTGCTGCGAACTTTGCCATTTTGTTTCCTTATCTTTTCTTGTTACGCGTAACAGATGAAAGTCTGTTGTTCCTATATTACTTCAGGTTTAGGCATAAACGAGAACCTCAAACTCGCAAGACAAATAAGTTGTTTCACTTATCTGAACCGAACCATAAGCCCTCATATTTGTGACCCTGCAATCGTAGGCTGCGCCACCCAAAGTCCTGTCGCCCTCAACTGCTGCCTTAACAGAAGTAGCGCCAGAAGTTGCACAAAAAGCATCTAAAGAGTTTTGGGCTGTTCTCTCATCAGCTCTACCAACGACAAGAAAGATACGAAAAGTTAAAGTGTCCATACCTCTATGAAATGTGTCATCAAAACTTATGTTGTCTGGAATAACAATTGCAATAGGTGGGTTAGGTAAGTCTGGCATTGTTGCAGCGGTTCTTAAACCTGTGATTGTTGCCAACCTGGTAGCAAGACCAGTTCTTATATTAGTTATTGAAGCCATTAAACAATGTTTCTCATTCGTCTGTAAGGCATAACAAGTTGTGCAACATCTGGATCAAGTTGTGAAGATACGCGGATAGCGCCAAGATCCCCGAAGCCCGCAATTCCCAAAGGACTGTCTAATCTTTTGAATATTCTTGATGCCTGAATGATGCAAGCCTGTTTAATTGCAATAGGAACAGCAGGCCAACCATAAGTTCCTTGAATCTTAATCAATGCTTCTCCACCAGTTATAGGCCATAAATAATCTCCTACGGCACGAATACTGTT